GAACGGGAAGTATCAACCATGCGGAAGAAGCAAAGGCTCAAAGAGGAAATATCCAAAATGCGTCCCACTTGCAAAAGCCACACAGATGTCAAAAGGGCAAAAGGCGAGTGCTGTCAAACGAAAAAGAGCAGCGGGTAATCCTGGCGGTAAACCAACTAACGTAAAAACATTTGCATAATGAACTTAGAAAAAGATTTAAAAGAATTAAGAAGACAAAAGCAATTAAAAGAATCTGCTATTGCTCAACTTAGAAAAAGAAGTAAAGACTCTAATGCTAGACCTAGAGCAGAAACTAATATTTTATCAAAAAACCCAGAGATGCAGAAAATCTAATGAGAAAAAAAGAAAACCCTATTAGAAAAACTACTACAGGTAAGGGTGCTAATTATAGAAAAACAAAATCAGGTGCTGGTATGACAGCTAAAGGTGTTAAAGCTTACAGAGCTGCTAACCCTGGATCAAAATTAAAAACAGCTGTAACAGGTAAAGTTAAAAAAGGATCAGCTGCTGCAAAACGTAGAAAATCTTATTGTGCAAGATCAGCTGGTCAACTTAGAAACTCATCAGCTAAAACTAGAAATGATCCTAATTCAAGAATAAGACAAGCAAGAAGACGTTGGAAATGTTAGATAGATTGCTATTGAGTTTTTTTGGTGGATTAGATAATGTATTTTCTAAAATAGAAACATACGCTATTAAACTTACTGAATGGTGTTGGCATTCAAGAGTTAATTTATTACATAAAAAAAGGAGAAAGAGTAATGTTAAACGAAGAACTAGTAATACTAAGTAAAATACAAAAACATCTAAAACAATCTTATGAAGATATTGCAGATACCATGATTGGTGGAGGTATTGACAATATGGAAAAATACAAGTATATGATGGGACAGGCACATGCCTATTTAAAAATATCACAGGAAATCTCTAACCTGCTAGAACCTAAGGAGCAAAAAAATGATATTAAAAGATCAGAAAACGTCGTCGATTTCGAAAGAACCGAAAGTTAAGTCGGCACTATTAAATAAGTACGAAGAAAATAGTCAAAAAGAATTAGATGGCTATGAACGTCTTAAATCAAAAGAATCAAATAAATTACCTAGACCAACCGGTTGGCGATTAGTTGTTCTTCCATTTAAAATGAAAGAAAAAACTAAAGGTGGATTATATCTTGGAGCAGACACATTAGAAAAACAACAAGTAGGATCTACTTGTGGTTTAGTTCTTGAAATGGGTCCACACTGTTATGACAAAGATAAATTTCCAGAAGGACCTTGGTGTAAAAAAGGTGATTGGATAATCTTTGCAAGATATGCAGGATCAAGAATCCAAATAGATGGTGGGGAAATAAGAATGCTAAATGACGATGAAGTTTTAGCAACCATTGATAACCCTGAAGATATACTTCATCAATATTAATCATAGAAGGAGATAAAACTATGCCAATGGATAATAAAGTCGATCTAGATACATCTGGTCCAGCAATGGATGTTGATATTCCTGAAGAAAAAAATTCATCAGAAATTGAACAACCAGAAGTAAAAGAAGAACCAACAGTAAGACCTGTTGTAGAAGAAAAAGAAGGTGAAGATAAAACTTTTGAAAATGAACGTGAAATTAAATTAGAAGAAAATCAAGAACCTCAAGTTGATCAAGTTGATAAAGATAAAGAGTTAGAGCAGTATAGTGACGGAGTTCAAAAAAGAATTTCTAAACTAACAAAAAAATGGAGAGAAGCTGAAAGACAAAAAGATGAGGCTTTAAATTTTGCTCAATCTCAAATTAAAGCAAAACAAATTGCTGAACAAAAAATATCTAAATTTGAACCTGAGTATTTCAAAAACGCTGAAGATAGTATTACTAATGGTTTGGAAGCAGCCAAAGCAAAATTATCTGCTGCAAGAGACGCTAATAATCTTTCTGCAGAAGCAGAAGCTTTAGCAGCTATTTCAGAACTTGGTTTTAAAAAAGCTAAATTTAATGAAACTAAAACTGCTCAAGAAGAATGGAATAAAAACAGGGAAACAGAAGTTAGACAACCTGAAATAAATCTAAATAGACAACGAGCAGCTCAAGGTACACCGGATCCTAAAGCCGAAACATGGGCTACAAGAAATTCTTGGTTTGGACAAGATACGGCTATGACCTATACAGCCTTTGATCTACATAAAAAATTGACAGAACAAGAGGGTTATGACCCATCTAGTGATGAATATTATTTAGAAATAGATAAAAGAATAAGACTTGAATTTCCACATAAATTTGATATAATTTCAGATAAAGGGGAAATTTCGACTAAACCCGTACAGACTGTAGCTAGCGCTAAAAGAAGTACAAACACTGGTCGCAAAACTGTGAGACTCACATCTTCACAGGTAGCAATCGCTAAAAAATTAGGTGTGCCACTAGAAGAATATGCGAAACAATTAAAAATCACGAAGGAGGCATAAGCATATGCAAAATAATAATGAAAAAAGAGCATCCCGTGCGAGTCAGACAAGAGAAAAAGAAGCTAAGAAAAAAGTTTGGACTCCACCTTCATCTTTAGATGCACCCCCTGCACCAACAGGTTTTAAACACAGATGGATAAGAGTTGAATCTATGGGATTCCAAGACACTAAAAATGTTGCCGGAAGAATTAGATCAGGATACGAGTTAGTAAGAGCTGATGAATATCCAGACGCAGACTTTCCAATTGTGGATGATGGAAAATACAAAGGGGTAATCGGAGTAGGAGGCCTAGTGCTGGCTAGGGTACCGGAAGAGATTGCAGAACAACGAACTGACTATTATGTTAAACAAGGTCAGGATAATGTTGAAGCAGTAGACAACGATCTTATGAAGGAACAGCACCCAAGTATGCCGATCAATATTGATCGACAGACACGTGTAACCTTCGGTGGTTCAAAGAAAAGTTAATTTTTTAACGATTCCTACCCAACGAATAAAATAAACCAGTGAGTGGAGGTCTGTAAAGACAGCTCACAAAAGGAGAAAACAATATGGCAAACCAAGACGCAGCTTTCGGTTTGAAAGCAATAGGAAAAGTTGGCCAGAATAGAGACAACCAAGGTTTATCCGAATATAGTATTGCCGCAAGTGCAACAGCTATCTATCAGTGGGATCCAGTAAAAATGGCAGCTACTGGTACTATAGTAGTAGCAGGTGCTGGCGGAGCTATCATGGGATCACTTAATGGTGTTTTTTATACTGATGCTTCTACAAGCAAACCAACATGGGCAAACCATCTGAATGCAAGTAACACTGCAACAGATATCGTAGGATTCGTTTCTGACGACCCTTACGAAAGGTTTGAAATACAATCAAACAATGCTGGTGCATCAAACGCAAATGACGTTTTTGCAGTAGCAGATATCGCTTATGCAGCTGGTTCAACTCCGGATTATATATCTGGTGTAGAACTAAATGATTCAACAATAGCAACTGGCTCTTCAGCTACTTTGCAAATTTTAGGAGCTTCTAAAGATCCTTCTAATAATGATGTTGGAGCAGCAAATGTAAATTGGGTCGTAAGAATCAATGAGCATGAGTTAGATATGAACGTTAACGGCGTATAATAGTTAGAATAGGAGAACAAATATGGCTATATCAAGAGGACAACTAGTTAAAGAACTAGAACCAGGCCTGAATGCACTATTCGGACTGGAATATAAACGTTATGAAAATCAGCATGCTGAAATATATGCTACGGAATCTTCAGACAGAGCGTTTGAAGAAGAAGTTATGTTATCAGGTTTTGCTCAGGCTCAGACTAAAGCAGAAGGAAGTGGAGTTGTTTTTGACAATGCTCAAGAAACTTTCACTGCAAGATACACACATGAAACTGTGGCTCTTGCTTTTGCAATTACTGAAGAAGCTATTGAGGATAACTTGTATGACAGACTTGCTAGTAGATATACAAAAGCGTTAGCTAGATCTATGGCGAACACTAAACAAGTTAAAGCGGTACAACCATTGATTAATGGTTTCGGTACATTCACTTCAGGTGATGGTTCTGCATTATTTGCAACTAACCACCCAACTGTAAGTGGAACTGTATCAAACACATTAGCAACGGCTTCCGACTTGAACGAAACTTCACTAGAGCAATCATTAATTGACATTGCTGCAATGACAGACGAAAGAGGTCTAAAAATTGCTGCAAGAGGTGTCAAGATGGTTATCCCTTCTGAACTTCAGTTCACTGCTGAGAGACTTATGAAGACTCAAGGTAGAGTTGGTACTGCTGATAATGATATCAATGCAATCGCATCAATGGGAATGGTT